TTTTTCAGTACGTGGAAACTGTCTATATAACTCATTAAGCGCGTCTGGATCGTTCTTAAGGCCTTCTACTTCATTATCCCAGTGTTCAATGACACCGATTTCAATCTTTTGACCATCGATTCCTTTAACTCCTTGTTCTGGAGTTTCAAAGACAGGGTGTCCATAAGCATCAATGTATCCTTCGTAGTTCCATTCCATAGGTATGAACAAAGAATATAATCCTGAGCTAGTCTGTCCATTGCGGTTTCTTTTGGTAACATCTGAGTCATAATATATTTTTTTATAGTTTCTACCTCCTTTATCTAAAGCATTAGAGGTAGATCCCATCATACATTTACCGATAATTCTACTACCTAATCTTAACGTTGTTTTTGTGACCCTCCAGTTGTTGAGTATATTTTCTGGCTTTTCCCATTTACCCGCTTCATCATGAACCAATAGCGCGAGTTTTTCCCCGTCATACGAATTGTCTCCTGTGTTTTTCCAATCGATCGTTGTGTCGAGTCCGATAATTTCCTCAAGCTTCTCGTTGTTATCCATTTTTTTACGAGTGAATCTCGACGCCGGTACTCTATAAGCAAGTTCTGTTTTCGGCCTATCCATCCCGTCTTGTATTGGTTTAAAGAAGAACGGGTAGTTGACCGATATTGGTACGATCTTGTCTGTAAACATTTTTTTAGCATCAGCCCCTGACTTTGATAAGACACCGAATCTAGCATCGCTTGATATTGTGGCCATGTTAACAGTTTCGCCTGACGCCATAAAAGAGAATCCTGAACGTCTATTCTTAAGATAACACATCCCGTATGATCGTGTGTCTGCTTTGCAAGCTTCCCAGAATATAAAGAATAATCTGTTTGCTTCCCTAAATTCTGCTTGCCCAACATCAATCTTTGACCACTGCAAATACATGTAGTGAGTACCAGTAATATATGTAGGAACACCTTTGTTGTAAAACCAAAAGCCTTCTTCCCTTCTTCTAAATTCTTCATCTATGTAACCGTGTAAATCTTTTTTAAATGTGTCGGGATATGCTTTCCAGTCAAATATAGTTTTTATTTTTTTTAACTCTGGCCTATGTTTAAATACTTCCCAGTATTGTTCTAGCTTTTTATTAGATCTTTTGTATACTTTTTCTTGTAAAGGTAAAGCTATTCGTAGGTTTTGTATTTCGTATATTTCACCTATTTTACCAGTTTTAGATATAACTATAATATCATAATCTTTATTATATCCATATTCCCATTTTTTGTTTTTATTAAAACTTTTTATTAAATGGTCTTTAATAGGTTCTACTATTTTATATAATGTTTGTTTATACATTACTTAGATCTTCTTTCAGCAAATCCACTAAAAGTGTTTTCTTTTTTTTCTGTAGGTTTGTTTTCTAAAATATTTTTTTCTTCTTCAATACGTGTCAATATTTCAAAAGCATCAAATATAGCTAGTTTTTTAGTAGCAGCTGCATTTTTTAGTCTGTCAGCAGATATATCATCTTCTGAATCTACTATAGGTTCTTTTGCAACCTTAATTAACTCATCAACTGCTTTTTGCCCAGCTTGGATTATATTCTTCTTCGTTTCCTTGACGTTCATATTTAATTACAATATCATTAGATTTCATACAGTAAAGACGCTTGTTATCAACAATAAAATCATATTCTCCGTATGGAGTATAACCTACAACGTCTCCCTCGGTTATTCCTAGCGCTTCTAACGCATTATTACCGTATTTTAGTATACCAACAAGCCTTTGTTCCAAAGAAGCGTTTATTTCATCTTTGTTTTTTAAGGGTGCAATAAAACACCTATTACCAAAAGCTTTCCATTTTTTATTATTTTTATATAAATATATTTGATCTGGCTGAACAAAATATAAGTTATCTTTAAA